TTAGATGCATTGGAAGCTAGATACGAAGCTCAAATATCAGAAGCAGATGCAACAGTTAAAATATATTTAGAAAATTCAGTAGGTATTGGAGAACACCCACAACACATTGATGAAATAGATAAACAATTCGAAAAGATTGCAGCAGCTCAAGAAAAACTTGGAGTGCTAGAAGATTTTCGAGAACAACAAGGAGAAGAGTAATGGACGATATGCAAATAGTAGTTAAGACACAAAAAGCATTAAAGGAAAGATTACAACACATAGGAGACACAATTCTAGCTGGAGGGGTTGACAACATGGAGAAATATAAGTATCTAGTAGGACAGGCGCATGCCATACAATTAACATTACAGGATATCTCTAACCTGCTAAAACCAAAGAAGGAGCAAGATGAGCAAGGAAACGTTATCGACATCGGAGAAGGAAGCACCAAAAATTAAACTGGCGCTTGAAGAAAAATACAAAGAAGAAGAAAAAAATTTACCTCCAGAACCAGAACCTTTATCTCCAGATAATATAGGAGATACAGTTGATGAATTACCAGAACCTTCTGGTTATAGAATTTTAGTTCTACCTTTTACTCCAAAAAGTAAAACAAAAGGTGGAATATTATTTTCCCAAGAAACTTTAGACAAAGCAAGAATATCTACTACATGTGGATACGTTTTAAAGATGGGAGATTTAGCATACAAGGATACTGAAAAATTTGGCAAGCCTTGGTGTAAAAAAGGAGATTGGGTTATTTTTGCTCGTTATGCGGGCTCAAGATTACCAATCGAAGGTGGTGAGGTGAGATTACTTAACGATGATGAAGTTTTAGGAACTATTAAAGATCCTGAATCAGTTCTTCATTTAATTTAACAACATAGGAGAAACTATGCCAGAAGACAAAAATGATTTAATTGATGTAGGCGAAACTGAAGGAGCTGAAATTAATTTAGATGATAAAGGCGAAGCGATCAAACAAGAGGAAGTAAAAGAAGAGATTGAAGTCGAACAAGTACCTGAAGATAAAACTTATGAAAATGAAAAACAGGTAAAACTAGATGACAAGAAATCTGAAGATAAAGATGAGTTAAAAGAATATAGCGAAGGCGTTCAAAAACGTATTGCTAAATTAACTCGTAAAATGAGAGAAGCAGAAAGACAGAGAGAAGAAGCTGTTCAATATGCTCAATCAGTTACTCTACAAAAAAATACAGCAGAAAAAAGATTATCTAAACTAGATAAATCTTATGTCAGTGAATTTGAAAACAGAGTTACGACTAGTTTAGCAGCAGCTAAACTTGCTCTTAAAAATGCAATTGAATCACAAGATGTTGAAGCACAAATAGCAGCACAACAACAACTAGCTACTCTATCAGTAGAGAATGCTAGAATTGCTGCCATGAAGGCTGAAGAAGTAGATACACCTCAACAAAAACAGGTAAATATTACTCCTCAACAACAAAGACAACCCATACCACAATCAGATCCTAAAGCAGAAGAATGGTCTACAAGAAATAGTTGGTTTGGTAATGATTCTGCCATGACTTATACGGCTTTTGATATACATAAAAAGCTTGTAGAAGAAGAAGGTTATGACCCTAAATCTGACGAATATTATGAAGAAGTAGATTCAAGAATAAGACTTGAATTTCCACATAAGTTTGATAAGATAGAAGATACTACTACAGAAAGAGTAAAACCTACTCAAGCTGTAGCTTCAGCTAATCGTTCAGCTAGATCAGGACGCAAAAAAACTGTGAAACTCTCGCCATCACAGGTAGCAATTGCTAAAAGAATAGGCGTGCCACTCGAAGAGTATGCGAAACAATTAAATATCACGGAAGGAGTATAAGCATATGGAAAATGAAAAAATTAAGACTTCTCGTGCGAGCGAAACAAGAGACAAGGTTAAAAAACCTGTAACTTGGGCTCCACCCTCATCACTTGATGCACCGCCTGCACCCAATGGGTACAGACATAGATGGATAAGAGTTGAAACTCTTGGCTTTGACGATACAAAAAATGTATCGGGAAAAATGAGAGAAGGATGGGAGTTAGTTAGATCTGACGAGTATCCTGAAAGCAACTATCCAACCATGAATACAGGAAAATATTCTGGTGTCATCGGAGTAGGAGGCCTAGTGCTGGCTAGGATACCCGAAGAAATCGCGCTTGCTCGTGAAGCTTATTACAATAAGCAAACAAAAGATCGAGATGAAGCAGTTAAGAACGACATTCTTAAGGAACAGCACCCAAGTATGCCAATCAATAATGAAAGGCAAACTCGTGTAACTTTTGGTGGTTCAAAGAAATAATCTTTTAGTAATTTCTAGTCCCAACAAAATAAATATAAACCGAACTGGAGGCCGCTAACGCGGCAGGTTCACTTAAGAAAAGGAAAATAACTATGGCTAATACAAGCACAGCTGGTTATGGGTTAAGAGCCGTGATGACTGTTGGAAGTACTCCAGCAACATCAGGTCAAGCCGAATACCAGATATTAGGCGAAGGAGCAACTACTGGTTCAGCAGTTACTTCTAAAACTTTTTTTAAAGGCGACACTGTTTCTATCAATGATGGAACAGGTGCAGTTGCTGGACAAAAAGGTTATATACAGGACGCAACATACGCGACAACAGATGATGCTGGCGCAGGTGGAGCGGACTTTACAAATGCAGCAAGTCCACTATTAGTTGGTGTCTTCAATGGCGCTTACTACGTAGCGGCTTCAACATCTAAACCTACTTGGTCTAACTCATTTGATAATGGGACGACAGTAGCGGTAGACTACAACACAGGAACAAGAAAAGTTTGTGGTTTTGTAATGGATAATCCTAATCAGGAATATAACATTAGAGCAAACGATCCTTGGACTCAAGCTGATGTAGGAACATCGTTCAACACAGGTAGCAACGGAGCAACAGGAATAAGTGGCATGTCAGACGAAAGATTAGACGTTAATACAGCAGCAGCTGCAACTAGCGCACTAACTTTATTAAGAAATGCTGATATACCTGATCAAAAAGATCAGACTGTTGGCGGTTGTGATGTTGTTGTAATAATCAATAAAGCATCTGCTTTATTCAATTAATAGTAATAGGAGTATATAAACAATGGCAATATCAAGAGCACAACTAGTTAAAGAACTAGAACCAGGTTTGAATGCACTATTCGGACTTGAATACAGACAGTATGCTAACGAAGCAGCTGAAATTTTCGACACAGAATCATCTGACAGAGCTTTCGAAGAAGAAGTAATGTTAAGTGGTTTCGGAAATGCATCAGTTAAACCTGAAGGTCAAGGTGTATCATTCGACGATGCGCAAGAAACTTTCACAGCTCGTTACACAAACGAAACAATCGCTTTAGCGTTTGCAATCACAGAAGAAGCTATCGAAGATAACTTGTATGACAGACTTGCGTCTAGATATACAAAAGCGTTAGCAAGATCTATGGCAAGCACAAAGCAGATCAAAGGCGCAGCAGTATTGAACAACGCGTTCAATGCTAACTTTGCTGGCGGTGACGGCGTTTCTTTATTGAACGCACAACACCCAACGCTATCAGGCAACTTCTCAAACACTTTAGCAGTAGCGGCTGATCTTAACGAAACTTCATTAGAACAATCGTTAATCGACATTTCAGCTTTCACTGATGAAAGAGGTTTGAAAATTGCAGCGAGAGGAATGAAAATGATTATTCCACCTCAATTGCAATTTACTGCTGACAGACTTATGAAGTCTGAAGGTAGAGTTGGAACAGCTGATAATGATATCAATGCAATCAAGAACATGGGAATGGTTTCAGAAGGTTATACTGTAAACCACTACTTAACTGATCCTGATGCATTCTTTATCAAAACAGATGTACCTAATGGTCTAAAACATTTCAACAGATCACCTATCAAAACGACTATGGAAGGTGACTTTGATACTGGCAACGTAAGATACAAAGCTAGAGAGAGATACGTATTTGGTTTCTCTGACCCTAGAGGTGTATTTGGTTCTCCAGGAGCATAATAAATAATTTAAGGGGCCGTGTAAAAACGGCCCCTTTTTTAACTACAACAAGGTGTGTAAATGAAAAAAACTCTCATAAATATCTGGGCTTACGATCATCATGTAGTATTTAATATTG